TATAAGCGGCCTCACACGAGGCCGCTTTATTTTTGACGCGCAATCCGCCGTTATCTTCCGTCATATTGGCAATATCCCTGGAAAAATCCTGTTTTCCGCCATTTTGTCCCAGCAAAATTTAATCTCCGGCAGCTTGACGTAGACATATTGACGTGGCATATGCCCGTCATCGACGGAGAATGGTCTCCGTCACTCAACCAGGACTGACAACTGTAATGAAAATTCTCTGCGCACTCATGCTCACACTCACGCTTGCCACAACGTCGGCGTCGGCATCACCCGGTGCGGTCAACGCCAAGGGCTGTCACGGCAAGCCGAAGCATTGCCATCCGGCTTCCGACCTCAGCACGTTCCGCAACGGACGAAGATATGTGGCCTATGGTGACGATCGATGATCCGCGATCTGCTCTCCGTGCTGGTCGCGTTTGCGCTGCTGGTCTCTCATGCCTTCGCCGACATCCGCATCGTCGACGGCGACACCATCGTCATCGACGATCTCAAAATCCGCCTGTTGGAAATCGACACGCCGGAGACCTACGCTCCGCGCTGCGAGAACGAGCACGTCCTCGGACTGAAAGCCAAGCAGCGTCTCATCGAGCTGTTCGCAACCCGCGACACCATCACCGTGGTCGAACAGGGCAAGGACCGCTACGGCCGCACCCTGGCCTACGTCTACGTCGGCGAGCTGAATGTCGGCGAGCAGCTGCTCAAGGAAGGCCTCGCTTTGCCCTATCGCCCTGGTCCCAAGGCCAAGGCCGAACGGCTGGCGCAATGGTGCAGATCTTAATCAAGGAAAATCCATGCCCAACATTCGCCTCTCGAAGAAATCCACCCGCAACTGGGCCTCCAGTCCGCAGGTCTCGACCCCCGATCGCAAGCCGATGAGCCAGAAGCAGTTCCAGGCTGCCTGCGAGGTTCTCGGCATCGACGACAACGTGACCGCCGCCAAGGCCTTCGGCTTGTCCTGGCGCACCTGCCAGCGCTACTGGTATGGCGAGATCGAAGTGCCCGGGCCGCTTGCCCGCCTGCTCCGGCTGGCAATCCGGCTCAAAATGACGCATGAAGATTTTCTCACGCTGTAGTCCGAATCCAATGGCGGGGCCGACTGATGGCGCGAACCGACTGGACCGCTCTCCAGACCGCGCCGGCGGCGGAATATCTCGCCGTCACCGAGCTGGAGCGCTTCGGGCTCAATCCCTACCTGCCGCAGTTCACTCGCCGCTACCAACCCCTCCCGCATGCTCCGTTCACCTTCCGCCGCTATCCGCTCTTTCCGCGCTATCTGTTTCTTCCACTCGCCCAGGTGCGCGCCCAGACCCTTCGCCTCACCCGCGGTCTCGATCGCCTTCGTCCTGTACTATCCTACCGGGATGGTCGCATCTGGCGGGCGCCTTCCGTCGTCATCGATCAGCTCCAGGAAGCCGAGGTCCTCGGCAAGTTCAACGAGAACCTTGCGCCGGGTGACAGCGTTACCGTCACCGCCGGGCCGTGTGCCGGCGTGCACACCGTGTTGACCGCTGCGATCAGCGCTGACACGGTGGAGCTGTTCACGCCATTGTTCGGTGGATCGCGTGCTGTCGTCAGCGTAAAGAAAGTCGCGCATACCCATACGCAATAATCCCAATCCCGAGAGGAGAACGCCATGGTCACCAGCCCCACCACCTTCCAGGGCCAGACCGTCACGGTCCGTCGTCGCGCCAAGCAGGGCGACCAGAACTTCAAGCAGGGCGAGGACATGGTGCTGATCCGGCTGCAGGATGGCACCGAACGCGCGGTCCCGATGACCGAGGTGCAGGGCATCAACCAGACCGAGTTCGGCGATCAGTCGGCCAAGAGCCAGAACCAGAATCAGTCGCAGCGCGACGCCGGCGAGCAGGGCAAGCAGGGCTCCTCGGGTACTTCCCGGTCTTGACGGCCGATAACTACCGCCAGTAGGTTCCCGGTCAATCTCTACCGGATCGTGTTTCGGGTTGACCGGGCGTCCTCGAAGATCTCGCTAGCAGAGGCATTAACGGGTGTGCAAACAGCTCGTGTTCGACGCATGACCAGTAAATCCAGCGACAAGGTCTCCATCAGCGTCACCGCTGACGACTTTGTCGTGCTGCGCCGGGAAGGCGCCGAACGCGTCAAGAAATCCCGTCACAACAAGGATGGCATCGCGGTTCTCAAGGAGCCTTCCGACCCCGCCAAGGCTCAGCGCAGGATCGAGGAGCGCTTTGGCTTCACTCCGGATCAGCTCATCCCCGCCATTGCCGAGGAGCACGGCCTCCTCTCTAACATCTGCAAGCGCTTCAAAGTCCCCCCGAGCAGCCTGCAGCGCTATCTCAAGCTTAACGAGGCCTGCGGCCAGGCGATGCGCGACGCCCGCGAGGCGATGGGCGACGTCGCCGAGAAGAAGCTGTTCGACCTCATCGTCGAAGGCGACGTCCGCTGCATCCTGTACTATCTCTCGACCGTGCATCGGCACCGCGGCTACGGCCTGCGCTCCGGTGATGATCCGTTCAACGAGCAGTCGCGTCCGGTGTTCGTCGAGACCGTCAACGTGGTCGCGGTCCCGTCCGGCACGTTCCTGCCGCCGCTGCCGGACAAGTCCAAGGTGATCGACAACTGACCTCCTCCCCTTTTCCCTTCCGTTATCGCCCCGAAGATGCCGAGGTCGACACCTTCACCGACGATGATCCGCACACCGAGATCGAGGCGGAGAAGATCGACTGGGCCGACAATTCGCTTTCCAACCTCCTCGCTTATCTCTCGACCCACGTCATTCCGCATTGGTGCCAGGCCGAGGGTCACTGGACTTCCCGCTTTGCCGATTATCTTTTCACCACCTGCCCGTGCTGCATGTTCTTTCGCGGCATCACCGTTGGCCTTATTCTCGGATTGACCGGATGGCTCGTCCTCTCGGCTCTGTTAATCGCAATACTGCGCTGAAGCGCCAGCTGCAGGCCGAAGGCATCACGGCCAAGGTCAACTTCGATGTCCCCTCAGCCGCGCAGAGCGAGGCGCTGATGGGGAAGAAATTCGCCGACACACTGTTCGCCGATGCGCGCCACAAGGCGCTGTACGGCGGCCGCGGCTCGGCCAAGAGCTGGTCTACCGCGACCTACCTGTCGATTGTGTCCTCGAAGAAGGAGCGCAAGCGCATCGTCTGCGCCCGCCAGTTCCAGAATTCGATCCGCGATTCGTCCAAGGAGCTGGTGGAAAAGCGAATTCACGCTCTCGGCCTGTCGCCGCAGTTCGACATCACCGAACGCTACATCATCCACAAGGGCAACAAGTCGCAGTTCATGTTCATCGGCCTGGAAAGGAACGTGGAATCAATCCGTTCGCTCGAAGGCGCCGATATCGTTTGGATCGAAGAAGCCAGAACCATCAGCGCCAAGTCAATGGAGATCCTGCTCCCCACCGTGCGCGCCGCCGGTTCCCAGCTGATCTGGACCTGGAATCCGGAAAAGCCGACCGATCCGGTCGACGCCTACTTCAGAAAGGGCCCGCCGCCCCCGCGCTCGATCGTCACCCGGGTGGATTTCAATGACAATCCGCACTTCCGCCGTACCGAGATGCCGAACGAGCTGGAGGTCCTCAAGCGTGGCAACTACGCCCGCTACAAGCATGTCTGGGAAGGCGAATACGACATTTCCTACGAGACCAAGGTGTTCACCAACATCCGCGTTGGCCGGCCCGAGGTTCCTTCCGACACTCCGCCCCTCTACGGCATGGATTTCGGCTTCGGCAACGATCCCTCGTTCGTGGTGAAGCTGTTCTGCCTGCCCAATCGTACGATCTACATTGCTGCCGAAGCCACTGGCCGGGTCACCATGGACCAGCTGCCGCACATGGTGCGCTCGGTCATCCGCGACGAGGGCGACTTGGTGAAGGCCGACGCCAGCCAGCCGGGCACGATCGAATTCCTGCAGTCGCGTGGTCTCAACGTTTTCCCGGCCAAGAAGGGACCGGGCTCGGTCAAATCCGGAATTCTCTGGCTGCAGGGCCAGAACATCATCATCGATCCGGATTGCGAGAAGATGCGCGAGGAGGCGCACCTCTATTCCTGGATGACCGACAAACTCACCAACCAGACCCTGTCCACGCCGGTCGACGCGCACAATCACGGCTGGGACGCGGTTCGCTACGCCACCGAGGACGTTGCGGTCGCCGCAGCTCTCGACGATGATGCCGACGGCGGGGTGCTCACCCTCAAAATGTGGTGACTGTCATGGCCAAGCTCACCTCACGCAGTCGCAAGCGTCTCAAGCGTTCCTCTTTTGCCCTGCCGGGCAAGCGTGCTTATCCAATTCACGATCGCCGTCATGCGGCGAATGCGTTGTCCCGTGTCAGTCAGCACGGTACACCCTCACAGAAGAAGACCGTGCGCGCCAAGGTGTGTCGGCGCTATCCCTCGTTACCGGCGTGCAAGTGAACAAGATCAATTCGTTGTCGCAGCAGCTGCGCAATCATTCGGTCGACGATCATCTGCGTGGCTGTCCCAGCTGGCGCGCCAAGTGCGACTGCGGCTACGATGACGGCACCGAACGGCTGTTGCGGGCTGCCGCGGCACGCATCGATGAACTGGAAAAACGTAAGGAGTGATCCGTGGGATGTGGATGCGGTGGGCGTAGCTACGCCCCGAGACGATCGAGCGTGCAGCCGCAACGGCTCTCGCAGCATGCGCCTGTCACTCGGCAGCCGGCCGCCAGCCAGCCGTCGCAACAGTACCGGGTGGTGCAGTCGGCAGCGCTGATGCAGCGTCAGCAATCAACCAATACCGTGATCAGACGGCGGGTCTAGTCGGTGGCACTGCTCGACTTTTTGTACAAACGGGCGCCTGAGCGCAGTCCGTCGGATGAACCGCAGAGCCCGATCTACGTGATGTCGGGTCAATCGGTTCGCTTCCTCTCCGGGACGGCGATCACCACTGCGGCGGATGCGCAACGCAAATCGCCGCAGCTCTACCGCATCACCAATTTCATCTCTTCCTCGGTCCAGTCCGTGCCGTGGTACTGCGAGGTGGATCCTGACGTGGTGAAGTCGGAGCAGGCCTCGGTTGGCACGATCAAGGCGATCAACGCGCTGCTCAAGCAGCCCAACGACACCACCACCTCGCAGCAGCTGCAGTATTGGATCGCGCTCAATTTGATGCTCTACGCCCGGGCGCATTTCAAAGTCGGTATTTCCTCGACCGGTCAGCCGAACGGCATCTATCCACTGGCTGCTGCCCTTATGCGCGGCGTGCTCAATTCTCGTGGCGGGGTCGACAATTACGAATACGGCACCGGTCTGAACAAGACTGTCTATCCGACCCGGCGCACGGCCGAACGACGCGGCGGCAACCAGTCCTACGCGGCCGAGATCGCCTTTCCCTCGCTCTCCGGCATGGTCGAGTACAACGCCGCTCCGGCCGCGATCGAGAGCCTGAACATTCCGATCAACATCATTCACTGCCTGATGCAGCGTGCGCTCGACACTGCCAGCGGCCATCCGAACGTGAAATACATCGTCACGGCGGAGAAGACGCTCACGCGGCAGCAGAAGGAGACGCTCACCCGGCATCTCGAACAGTCGGCCGCCGGCGAGGAGCATTCGGGCGAGGTGATCTTTCTCTACAACACCGACATCAAGGTGCATAAGCTCGACAATGAGCTGAAGGACATCCACGCCAAGCTGCCGCTCGACGACATGACCCGGCAGATTGCTGGCGTGTTCGGCGTGCCGGTCGCTCTGCTCGGCCTCGGGTCCGCGGACGCCGCCAAGTATGCCAGCAACTACGTCGAGAGCCGTCTCTCGTTCTGGCAGGACACGATCATTCCGTCCTACCTCTCGCCGATCGCCGCCGGCATGACTCAGGCGATCTGCCCCTACGGTGCCCGCATCAGTTTCGATTTCGATGGCGTGGCGGCACTGTGGGACGGTCGCGCCAGGATCGGCGTGATGCTATCCAAGGTGAATTTCCTCACCACTACCGAGAAGCGGGAAATCCTCGGCTTCAAGCCGGACAAGTCGTTCCCCGAGATCATGACGACGCCGGTGTCGTCGCCTGGACCGCAGGGCGATGACGCCGGCGATCCTGCCGATGCCGCCGACGTCGAGCCGGAAGACACCAGCACCAAGGTTGTGCCGATATACGGGAGGCAGTGATGGCCCGCAGAGACCTCTACAAGCCGGGTGATTGTATTCAGTGCGACATGGTGTTCGTCAGCCAAAACGCCGTCGATCTGCCGGACGGCTACGTCAAGGGCATTGCCTCGACGCCGCGCACCGACGCGTTCGGTCACAAGGTGTTCAAGGGCGCTTTCGACGACAGCATCAAGCGGCGCGGTCTGAACGGACCGAAGGGTGTCAGGCTGCTGGCAGGCCACGATCCGGAGAAAGTCGCCGGCAGCATCAAGCGACTGGAGACGGTCGGTGACGATCTGGAGATCGAGGCGCAGCTCTATCTTGATGTCGGCTATGCCAAGGATCTCTACACGGTCAGCAAGCACACTGGCGGGCTGAACTTCTCGGTCGGCTTCCGCTTGCAGGAGTTCGAGTTCGCCGACGATGAGGACATCAACGATGAATCCGATCCGTGGCTGCTGATCAAGAAAGGTGACCTGCACGAGGTTTCTGTCGTGGCTTTTCCGGCCCAGCCTGACGCGGAGATGACTTTCATCAAGCGTGCTCCGCTGGAGAACACGACGTTCAAGAGCGTAGCGGAATTCGAGAAGGCTCTTGTAGCCTCCGGATTTCGCAACAGGAGCGAGGCTCACCGGTTCACTCATGTAGTGAAGCAGAACCTCCACCTGTTTCTGGGCAGGGAAGAGCCTTCGGCTCCAGCTGTCGCTACACATCCCTTGCTGGATGTTTCTCGTTTGCAGCCGATGGCGGAATTGATCGCCAAGGCAAAGGCGGCCCTCAGCTCCGTGTGAGCGAGAGACTGCATTCCCCAATCGAAGGAGCCGACAGCATGTCGAGCTACAAGGATCGTGTGCGCGCCGCCAAGGCGGGCATTTACCAGGGTGCATTCCTCACCAAGGAAGCACCACCGGACATCAAGGCGGCCGAGGCCATGCTTGCCACGCTCTCGACCGAGATGGCCGGCATCGTCTCCGGACTGGAGAAATCCAAGAAGGATTCGGAGGCCCACTACACCGAGCTGGCCAACCACTACAACGGTGTCAAGGCCGACAACGAAGAGCTGAAGAAGACCGTGCAGAAGCACGTCGCCGAATACGCCGAGATGATCACCAAGCAGCAGATGCTGCAGCAGGCGCTCGACCAGGTGAAGAAGGAGATGGACGCCCCACTGCTCAAGGGCGGCAGCGACCTGGCCGAGAGCGACAAGAAGGCGGCGATCGAGCTGCAGCGCCGGGCGTTCCTGTTCAAGGGCGGCATCAACGACGAGTTCAAGCCGGACATGGACAACCTGGTCTGTGCCGCCGACTACCGCTCCGCCGTGCGCAAGCTGATGCAGGTCGGTATCGAGAACAAGCAGAAGATCGTCCGCACCTTCAGTGAAAACGAGCGCAAGGCGTTCGAGGCGTCGAGCCTCGACAGCGCCCTGTTCTCGCCCGAGATGCTCGGCATCGAGATCAACTGCATCATCGAATGTGCCGAGCTGCTCGATCTCTACAACTCGGTGACCGTGAGCAAGTCGCAGTTCATGTATCCGCAGGTGCTCGACTACGGCGCCATCGGCAAGTACGACTGCGATGCAAAGTGCGACGCCGAATACGGCCCGGAAGGAAACATCACCTACAAGAGCGGATCCGTCTCGGACTTCCGCGGCGTGTTCTGCTTCCAGCGCAAGGTGCTGGCTGAGGCCAATTACGACCTGCTCAACTTCATGTACAATGCGGCGGCGCGGTCCTACCGCATCAACCGCAATCGCGCATTGATGGTGGGCGACGGCGTCAACGAGCCGATGGGCTGGATGACGGCGA